TGCCTCAAGGGTAGTCATAAGGCGCTCAGCCTCAACACCGATTTTATCGGCGGAGAGCTTGCGCACAGCGGTGAGGCCAAGCGTTGCGGGGTAGGCAGGGGTCTGCCCAGCCGAAAGCACGCTGACTTCAAACAGGTTGACTTCACGAATGGTGCGCTTATCGCCGCTCCACTCATCGCCGCCCCTAGGGGTAGTAAAGCCAAAGCTCATCCCCATCGCAGCAGCCTCGTGCGTCAACTTAGAAATAACACCGGCAGCATCAGGGTCAGCAGGGTCAAGCTTCGCCTCAACGCGCAAGCCGCGCTCATCCTCTGCCAGCGAGAGCCTGCCGCTTGCCGTGGTGGCAAGTGCGCGGGTTTCATCGTGACCAAACAGGAAGGCAATTACCTTGCTGCCAGCAGCAGCGCGTGAAAGCGTGCGCTTGAATGCGCCTGGTGCAATCACCTCAGTGAATGGCAAGCCAGCGCTTGGTGTATCAAAGAGAGCGGCATAGCCGCTGAAGGTCTTTTGCCCATCCTCAGTATCGGCAACGGTGAAGTCACCCATAGGGAGGGCACGGCGCTCAAACTCTTTCACATCAAACCTTTCGTCATTTGCCAGCGTGTTTAACACGCGGTCTGCCCATTGTAAAACTCTGTCAGCTCCATCAGCCTGTGTTACCTCCACGCCCCAGAGATAACCGGCAACGGCTCCAGGGCCTGGGAACTCATCATTGCTTGCGTCACTGTTGCGGGGCACGCCTTCCCAATCTTGGCGGTGGCGGAGAATCCACGCACGCATACGGGTCACCTTTTCATCCTCAACCTTGCCGCTGCGTAGCAGCCGCGCCTCAGTAACGGTCTGCTCTTGCAAGCCGTCACCCGCGTAGCCATTCTCGTAATAGGTCAATCCTTTGGCAGCAGCATCGCGGATAAACTCAGGCACATCAATCACCACGCGCGCCTCATCGCTCTCATCGTCCATATCGTCAGCCTCACCGCGCAAGATTTCCTCAGGGCTGTAGGCATCAATGCCCATACCCTCAGCGGCATCGCGTGCCTCTGGGTCATTGTCAATTAGCAGTTCAATCTCATCGCCGTATTCCTCTTGCAACTTGGAGTATTTGTAAGCCTTAAATGCTTCATTTACGGCTGGGTTGCTCTCGCCAAAATCCTGCAAGTAAATCTCTTTGTATGGCACGCCATTGGCGGCAAGCCATTCCTCAGTCTCTGCAAGCCGGTCAATGTTGCGGGCGCTCACCACAATCACCTCAGCGCCGTAATCCTGCACGCGGCTCTTGAGCCAATCAATCAACGGCTGGCGTGGCGTATCGCCAGTGGTGGTAAGTGTGCCGTCAATGTCAGTGATTATGTAGCTCACGGTTGCGGTTCCTCTCCAACTACGCCAATGTTGAGCGGCTTCCAGTGCTGGTCACCACCGCTTGCAAGTTTCGGCAAGTCCTCATAGGTGCGCACCTCATCTAGCGTCAAAATGCCGTTTTGCAAGGCCACCGCATACGCGTCCATACGCTCACGCTGCGTTGCGCGCAGCAATCCAGCGGTGTTGAATTTAATAAATGTGGTGTCACCTTCAATCAGGCGCTGCAAACCTGCTTCAATTCGTGCAAGCATTGGCGCAAGCCCTAGCACCAGCCACGCCTGCCCAAGCGTTTCTGCGCTGTTATAGCTGGTGTTTCCGCCTGGGTATTGCAGATACTGCAAGGGCACACCATAGATACGCCCAATGCTTTCCACTCCCCAGTGCAGAGTTTCTACAAGTTGCAGGTCAGAAATCTTTACGCTCATCTGTGAATAGTCAGCGCCGCCGGTGAGCACTGCCACGCGCCACGCGCGGTCAACACCCTCGTGCCTGCGTGCAAATCCAGCGCGCAGATTCTCTGCTTGGTCTGCTGTCAACTCTCCAGGCACCTTCACCACGCCACCTACGGTTGCGCCCTGCTCGTAGAATTTCGCGCCAAACAGTTGCGTTGCGCTTGCCAAGCCAAGCGTTACGCGGTGGTGCTCAATCGGTGACATTCCGCGCATATGCTCGCCAGTTGCAAACAGCGGGATATGCACAATATTTTCAGCGCCAAGTGTTCTGGCACCTTCCTGTGTAGTGATTTTGTAAAGCGGTTCGCCAAGCTCGCCGCGCACGCACTCAACCTTTTGCGGGTCAAGCACGCGGGTTTCAACCACTACGCCATCAGGTGAGCGAAGCACCAGCACGAATGCGTTGCCATCTAGCAGCAGGCTGGAAACCAAGCGGTGCTTGAAATCAAAGCTCGTGTAGTTAGGGTTATTAGGAATCGGCACATCCATCCAGCGCGGGCGGGTGACTGGTCTGCGCACTCCAGCATCCCTGATAAAAGCCCCCCACGGGAGCGCAGCCACTGTTGAACTATAGAGATTCACCGCCGCCCATACCGCTCCAATGGCGGTGGCATTTTCCTGTGTGATTGAAACACCGGCGGTGCGTTGCGGATAATCTGAAGGCCACCACGGTGCCACCACGCGCTGCTCAGTTTCTGTTTCCCGCCCAAGGATGCGGTCAATGATTCCCACTATATTTCTCCCTATAGCTCAATGAACTGCACGGCAGGCGCAGCCTTTGGCGCAACTGTGGTTGCTAGTGTATCAGCACGGCTTAGCGCCATAATGGCTGACACGAATAAGTCAATTTTCTTATTGCTATGCGCGGCTTGTTTGCGCACCATCATCCCATTTCTGCTGTAGTAAGGCGTGGCATTGGCTGCGTGCCGCGCAAGTCTGGGGTCACCCGTATGCCGAATCTTGCCATTCACCACCGCATCATACATACCGCTGGTTGCTGGCACCATCCGTGAAGGTGTCTGTGGCATCTCTGTCACGGGCAGCCCACGCTGTGCCAGCGCCTCCATACTACGCTGCCAGCGGAATGGGTCAAAGATTACCTCCACTACACTGTAGTTTTGGCAAATCTCAATAATGCGCCCCTCAACTTCATCCATAGAAACACGCCACGAAAGGTCAGCGTCAATAGGGCGCTCCCAGTGCCCAAGCACAAACAGCGCCTTATCGCTTAGGCGGCACGCAACCGCGGCTGTGCTGTCATTGCTAAAGCTTCCATCTACCGCCAGCACAATTGGCTCATCAGCCGCAAGCGTAAGGCTGGCATCGCCGCACGCATCCCACGCGCCAGTAGGCAGAAAGGCGGTGGCGCTATTGGTGAATTGATTTAAGCGCTTGGTGCGGTATTCGCTTTCTGGTGTGCGCTTGCGCGCACTGCGCAAATCCTCAAGGCTCAGAATCGGCTGCTCGCCAAGCAATCCAGGGTTAGCCTCGTGCCAGCGGCTCTCATCCTCATAGGCATCCTCTGCCGCCTCCCACCACGCCATCCCAAGTGTGGTGTCATCAGACTCACCGGCAATGCGCCGCTTTGCCAGCTGGTACAGCGTGTACGCAATGGAGTCAACGCCCGTGGTGTCCACCTTAGGGCCAGCCGTGGTGATTGCCACAAAGAGCGGTGAGCGCCGTGCGCCCATTGAAAGCGAAAGCACATCAAACAGCTCGCGGTTAGGGGCTGCCGCCAATTCGTCATAGAGCACCAGCGAAGCGTTTAACCCTTCCTTGCTGTATGCCTCTGCGCTAATGGCTTTGTATACGGTGCCTGTACCTTTGAACTCCATAGCATCACGGTAAAGTTTTATCTGCGCACCCAGCTCTGGGTTTAACTCCACCGCCCGCTTTGCGTGGCTGAACACCAGTTTGGCTTGCTCTCGCTCATTGGCTGCGCTCAGAATCTCGCCGCCACGGTCACCGTACAAACCAAAAAAAATAGGCAGCGTGGAGGCCAGCGCGGTCTTGCCGTTTTTGCGAGCCACGCCTACCAGGAAAAAGCGGTGCGTAAAACTTAGGTCAGCCTTGCGCGCCAGCATATGACGCAACAGGTTGCGCTGCCAATCCCTGAACTGCAGCGGCTCACCCGCCAAGCCGCCCAATGAATCTTTGGCAATCGGCACCAGCGCCTCAGCGAAGTCTGCAACCACATCGCCCATTGAGCGCTCTAGGTCAGCAGCCTCAAGCGGGGTCAGCCAGCGGGGTGGCCATCCTTGCCCTGAAGCCTGCGCCGAAACTGCTCTACCTTGCTTACGCTTTCCACCATTGCCA